ATACTCTTAGCTCAATTTGTACCGTGTCATTCATGTCGTCACCTGCACTGCTAGCGCTTGCCAATATCCATATTGAGACCAGTCCTTAACGCTCACTATCCGGTGGATGTCATCATGCCACGTGATTTTATCGCCTAATTTCGGCAGCTGGCTATCACTGGTGGATAGATAATCAGCAGACCATATTTTGATAGACTGTCTCGAGCGGTCACCTTCAGCTAAATATTGAGTGTCTTTTTGGGAGGCAGGCTGAATAACACCTTGTCTATCTTCTGTTATTATCGTCTCAACCCATGCGCCACCTCGAACTCGTTCGCCACTTGTAATGCTAACCACAAAGCCAGTCACAAAGTCAGTGTCGGTTAGTAACTCGCTCATGTCTTCCATTATTTGACCTCGTATGTGACAGCGTTCCGCATTTGTCCGGTATCAATCAGCGGTTTACTTGAGCCTTTGGCTTCAATAGTTGAATCAGCAAGCGGGGTAAAATCACCGTTTCTAATGTATTTCTGTATTTCTGATTTACCAATCTCACCTAATAAATTATAGTAAGTTTGTATGGTCATAGTGCCGTCCATAACGCGAGGCACTTTATTTCTAGCCACTTGCTGGTATTTATCAACACCCTCATTGACACCCTCTGTCAACCATGGGCGAGCAGGTATATTTTGACTTACTGACCCAAAGTTATGAACCGCGCCACGCATTAGTAAATCGCCATCGGTACTGCTAGGTAAGCCAACATAGGCGGCTTTTTTACCCAGTTGCTTCATGCGTTTTCGAATCAATCGCATGGCTGCCGGATTTGTTCGCGTTATACGTGCAGTCATACGACAAATGCCCCGCTATATTTTGGTAGCAAATCAATCAGAAACAATAATTGCTGACCGTAGCTGCTCAGGTTGTACCACTCTCTGTCTTGTGATGATTGTGCATAACTAAACTGCACATCACCTACTTCTTTGATGTCTTAGCTTGCACTGATTTGCCATTACTGCCTGACATTTTATCAAGCGTCAGTAAGTGAGCTGTTAGTAATCCAAGCGCGTCATAGCGCATATCATTAAAACTACCAATCTTATCAATCAGCAAATCAGCCAGTCGTAATTTAGAGCCAATTTGCTCATTAGTAAGTGACTGGCTAAAACTTGGATAAATTAGTAAAAACTCTTCAACGGTCATAACCAGTCCTTAATAAATTAAAACCCCGCTTATGCGAGGTCGGTTGTGCTATTCACTATCTTTATCGGCTTCAATCTCTAGCGCAATTTCTAGCAAATCAGGCTTATTGTCGCTCTCGGCAAACTCACCACCATTTTCAATGATATATTCTTCAAGATCCGCAACAGTCATTTTACTAATAGTTTTTACTTTTTCTGTATTAACAGCCGCTTCAGACTCGCTAAACTCAATCTTGTCCGCTTCCATCAGTAACTTGATAAACGGACGCTCTTGTAGGTTTTTTACCTGCTCTTTGTTGACTTCAACAGGTTGACTGGGTGCAAGACGGAACGCCTTGCCACCTACCTCTAAATGTAGCGCTGTACTAGCGCCTTTATAAGTAACTAACATAATTACTCCTTATAATCCGTCTAAATACAAGACCGCTTTGGCTGATTTAATCCACAAACCTGCATACAAGTAATGACCTGGTACGTAGATCTCCAGACCTTTAGGTTGTGGCGCTACAAATTCTAAATCTTGAGGTAAGATTAACTCAAGTGCCGATGGGTCGCGTTTATAGATAACGGCTCTTGGTGTATTACCTGGACCCGCAGTGTTCAGCTCCGGCAATGACTCGATAGTGACCGTAACCCCATTCACTGCTAACAAGTTTTTAGCAATAATGTATTCTAAAATACTGGTTTCAGAATTAGCGTTAATAGTGCGAGTGCTTAGCAAAGTAAACTTTTGGCTTGGCATCAAGATAACATCAGGCAAACCACTGGCATCGCCTGTCATCTCTTTGTCATCAACTGCAACGCTAATGATGCGTGCTAGATCAGAAATGATGCTTTGAGCGCTGGCAGTATCCCAATCAGCAGTAGCAGTAACCACTTCTGGAATATCGTGGTTAAGCAAGCCTTGAGTGCCTTTTTCGGGCTCACCAAGCATTGCTAGCTTATACATGTGACGCTCATACGCTAAACGTGCAGCAGCTACTTTGTCGGTTGATAAAGACACCCCATCACGACTAGCGGCTTGCATCTCCGCAATGCTGTACTGATAAGCAACAGCGCCCATGGCAACAGTGATTGATTGCTCACCGTACATTACCTCAGCAAGCGGGATATCGTTGCCAGCACCGCTGTAAGGACGACCGATACCAACAGCATCAGTAAACTTTTTGACGATAGCGGTACCGATAGCCCCGCCCAGAGTCGTATTAACCGGAATCAATCGAGAATAACGCTGTGCAGCTGTAACACGACCATCAATCATGGATTCGGTTTCAACGCGAGCAATCGCAGACGCTAAGTTGTCTTGGTTGAAAGCATCACCAATCTGAGTCTGAATGCCGCCCAACTGTGTGCTGCGCTGGTCGGTAGCAACAACAATCATCGCGTCTAGTAAGTCTTTTGTAAATTTCATTTTGTCCCCTTAACCTAAGTTCACGATAGCTAAGCCATCAGCGTTAGTTGGTACGTCCCAAAAAGCGCCTAATAATTCAGTATTTCCAGTAGCCGTTTTACCAAGTGTGCCCGTACTCGCGTTGACATAAACTTTTGCAGCCTTACCGCGTGCTACGATAGCCTCGTTTGGCTTAACCCAAATACGACCTTGTGTCATAATTGGCAGCGTATCGCCTTTGATATAAGCCTCAGCTTCAGCATCAGTAGTTTTTCCTGACTTGCCGACATGCTGGAATACAACAATGCCAAAGTCAGTAGCTTCAGCCGTTACCGCTGTGCAAGTTTCGCCTGTGTCAGCGATTGCCACAGCAGCACCATCAATAACGATACCTGTGCTAGTTAATGGNAAAGAACGTACATCTTCCGGTGTAGATTTCAACCGCATACCCGCGATAGCTACTCGTGATTCAAATTGCATCTTGTAACCCCTTATTTAGATTCGTTTTTCCATGCGTTAGACTTGGCTTGTGCTGCCTGTGCCTTAGCATCGGTAATAGTGTTTTGATTGTTTAGAGCGTTCAGCACTTTAGAAGATTGACTGTCACCGGTATTTTTATTGATAGTCTTATTCGTAGGCTTAGTGGCTTTTAGAACTTTGAACGCTGTAGATAAAGCGTCAGGATTAGCATCACCAATTGCAATACCACCTAAAATAGCCACAACTGACGCATCACCTGCATGAGACGTTACCGTTTCGCTGATAATGTCATCGAGTGATTTACCACTTGGCTCAAGGTCAGGTTTCAATTCTTTAGCATCAGTTATAGTTTCAGCACGTTCAGCCGCCAATTTCTCAACGTCCTCAGCTTTGATACTGTTTTGCTCAAGCTCAGTCGCCTTGGTTTCAGCATCAGTCTTTTGCTGTACGATTGCGTCAAAAGCCGCTTGAATGGCTACAACGTCAGTCGACTTGAAAGTTTGCTCACCGATTTTTACATCAGTGTCAGCCGATGCCTTTGCATCTGCTAATTCAGCATTTTGTGCGTCAATGGCTTGCTGCATCGGCTCTAAATTATCGCCCTCAACATCAAACGTTTGACCGTTTGCCAGTTTAATCTTTAACATCTTGATCTCCGTTTTTTCATCACCGATACGAACTGAGCTACCGCCCCGCCCACGTTTTACTAAAGCTACATGGTCACCAGTCATGCTGGTGACCAATACATCATAATCTTGTCCGTCATCTGTCTTGCCTGACTTCATCTCAGCCGCTAGCTCATAGCCTAATGACAGCTCGACTTTCTTATTGTCCTGAATAGTCTTGATGGCTGCCTTGTCTTTAACAAGCAGGTCACCAATTAATTTGTCACCTTCTCGGCGTATGTTCTTAGCATCGCCAATAGCAAACTTTCTCCAGTTATCAGGCGTTACTTGATTGCCATCAGGGTGGTTATCTACAAAATCAGTTATGTTGTCCATTACTGAGGGACTGAATAGCGTGTCAGAAGGGGTGAACATGCGAATCATCTTTCCGTCACCGACTGGTAAGCCAAGCTCACTAGGGTGATACTCTCTAACTTGTGGCGCTACTGCTAACACCGCATCGCGGCACAACAAGCCTTTAGGTGTCATCGTCCGACTTGATGGGGCAAAGTCACCGACTTTTACGTTAAGTTTAAATTTCATAATTCACCTTTATTTATTCGGATTATATAGTGGCTTAGGCGGCGCTTTCTTTGATACTGGTGATGGTCGATAGCCCATGCCATGCGTGCCATCATAATAATCTATAGGCTTAGCGGGATTTCTAGGAGTTGTAGCAATTCGATAGCAGACAACACCAACCATGATCCCGAAAATGAATGCCCAAAAAATAATCGTAGACACACTCAATTCAATGCAGTAATTCATATCATCACCCATAAAAAAGCCGCTCAATTAAGGCGGCTTGGTTAATCATTAAGTATTTAGTTTAGTTGTTATGTTTATTTACTATAGATCCACCTGTTGCTATGAGCATATTGTATTCATGTGTCGTTACATCATCAATATTTTTTTGATTATCATGCCTCATTAGCTCAGCTATTAATTGGTTGTTATCGTTTTTGGTGTCAAGTTCTTCTCTCTTGCTTTCTATATCTTCCAAGCTAAGTATTTTTTTATCGTTATCTGCCATATTATTACTCGCTTTTGTAATCGCTAATTAGGTTGTAGGCATTGAGTTAGCGTAACTCAATTTCGGGCGCGCACCCTAGCCTACCCATTTATTATAACACTTATCACGCATCTAGTATGCCATCAAAATTTGGAATAGGCGTACATCGGCATTGAATGGCTTGTCCGGGATGTCCATCGCTGGGCGGATCACCCCAAGTGTATGTTTTGCCATCATACTGTCTATGCTTATCCCGCACACGCTCATCATCACTCGAAGACCACTCGTAACTGTCAATGCCTAGCGATTGTTGCCTAACTTGGTTAAATCGACCGTTGAGTTTGCCTATCTGGTCACGCGCTATCAGTCTAGCCCTGTTGTCTGTCACATCATCAAGCTTTGCTAACTGCTCAGCTATTTGATTGTAAGTCAAGCCGTCTTGAAAACCTGTGTTAACAATACCGTCCAGCTTGTCAAAATACGTCTTTGGTATAGATTTAATCAAACTTACGTTAGCTGTAATAGCGTCATTAACCGCATCAGTTAAAGCATTGCTATTAATAATTGAGCTTATATCAACAGCCGTCATCTGCTTAATCTGTCTTACTAGCTGACCGTCTGTAGCGTCTTTTTGTGCCCTGACAACCGTACCTGCTAACCTGCCTGATATGCCATCAATGCGTATAAACAAAGCGCTTCTTGAGCCGCCTGTTGCTGTCTGCCATAAACTGTCACCGATGAAACGGCTATCGTTTTTGATGACTGCCAATACTTTCTTGCTCTCAGCCGTGCACATGGCGCTAATTGCTAGCAGCTCACGCATGTAATAGATTTCAGTTTACGGCTAAACAACACTGGCTTAGCTTTGGCTTTACGCCCACGTTTACTAGCACGGCCTTTTTTAAGTAAGGGTGCTATCGTCTGTAGTGTCGTCATATTGCCCCGCTAAACCGTCAAGTAGTGTGATATGCGCGTCATCAATCACCGTGTAAGTACCATCATCGACAAGTTGTCTTGCTATCTGTGCTTCCGTGATAATACCGAGTGTTAAGTAAGTGCTGTCACGCTCGCTGTTTGCTTTCTCAATCTCAGACTTAACCTTGTCATCAATCTGCCATAGTGGATTAAAGACCAAACCTAGATCATCGATATCAAAACCTAACGATTGCGCCATAATTGATAATAATATCTCAATCGGTTGTTTGATTTCATTTTCTTGAATCGAGCTGATAAAGTCATAATAACTCCGCATCTCAAAGTCGCCTGTGCTGCCTAAGCCACCGACTGACTGACCAAATAACAATGAATAGGGCATATTAGCAGCCCCAGCTGTGACTACTTGAAATTGTTGCATAAGCTGTGGCAGACCGCTAAACGAGTAAGACTTGCTCTGATATTCTTCGTCTTTGTCCAGCACTATCATGCCATTATTGCCCTTCATAGTTGCAATACTTGCAAATCTTTGCACCATTTGACTAACAGCAGCAGCAGGACTTGTGCGTAATGCCGTCATCAAGCCTGGCACCTTAAATATATCAACTTTTGCTTCGTAAACTAAACTGCTCGCATTAGCATTGACTGACGCATTTTGCTTGATAAACTCATATATCTTTTGCAGTGTCGGCTTTGGTAGTCCGTCTTTGTCTTTGATTAATCCCGATGCATCCATACGAACGAGGCGGCTATGGTGGATATATTTCTTTTCCCAATCCTGTCCTATCTGATAATATTCAGGCTCATTCCATTTTCCGAGAG